AGGACCAACCAAGCGTAACGAAAATTACTTTCATTCACATAACAATTGACTTGTACTGTGGCTGGTTCACCGGATGGTTGCCCTCCAGTTGTTGCAAAAGCCAAATTCAACAATATGTGAACGCAGTGCGGAAATTCACTAAGCAGCACACGTCGCACTGTGAGCCCTTCAACACCATCACCATACCAGTTTGTAATATTCTTTGCCATATTCTCAATAATTTCGGGTGGAACCTTTTTATCAAAAAATCTATAATCTCCATCAAACAAAAATTGGGACACGGCCAAAAGGGCGCGCGCAAGCAAAGTCCACTCATAGGAATACGGATTAATACCCACAGCGGAAAAGCCTTTCAACTTGGCCCTATACATTGCCGCACAAAAAGCCAAAAAATACTGCCGGAAAACAATGGTAAACATGATATTACACATTGTAAAAAGCCGTGTACGACCTTGCTCAACTTTAACTAATGATCTTCTCTCATCTTTAAGCATGTCAGACCAAGCATTTGGGGAACGCACACCACGCTTTGCTTTCTCCACCATTTCCAAACACATTTTGCGCAAGAGCAGACTCTCCTCATTATCACGCAAACGCAAAATGCCCGAAACATCCTCCAAATAGTGTTCCTTTCCATGAGTGCCTTTCTTCTTTATTGTCGAGAAGTAAAACCCAGCAGATGATTCAATGTTGAGCCTATCCGCATACTCGTCATTCGCAAAGCCAGATATTGCCTCATCGATAGTGTAGACCCGCCTTGGAGCCAAGCATTCATAAGCAGCAAAATCGTCATCAAACGATTCACAAATTTGTTCCAAAATACTGGGCGACAGACCAACATTTGCGACACCATACTCCTCAACCGCATCAAGTAAAGGAAAAGCTCCTGTTCGTAGCAAGCGTGGGTCTCTCGGAGTTAAGACACTGGGCTCAGTTACGTGTTTAAAAACCTTGTCATAAATAACTGAGGGCACAATATCACTTTTCGTTGGGATATGCACTGCATACTGCTTTTCAATAACCCCAAAATAAGCAAAATTCCCACCTGGAACTGAAATAAGGGAATCACTCAACGCTCCTTGGGGATCTAACTTAAGAACAGGAGTCCCTATAACGTTCGTGAACCCCTTATCATCCATGATTTTCTTCGCT